CGGTGCAGAACGGATGAGAATTGATACCAACGGTAACGTAGGTATTGGTACTACTTCTCCTTCTTACAAACTTCATGTAGATTCTAACACAGACTCACTTATTAGAGTAAGCAATGGTACCGAAACATATTTACAATCAACGTATTTTGGATATGATGCTGGGTATGATGTTATTCAAATAGGTGATACTTACGGCAAAGGAAGTACAGGTGTGTCTGTAGCCTTAGGTATTGATCCTAAAATTATAACCGGAGGATCATTCTACGGTAATGAAATAGCTTTACCCGAAATCACAGAATTTATAACAGCAAACGGTCCTTCAGGCAGTGCTACAGACTGGAATCAAAACGTATTAGTTATTTCAGGATCAAGTATTGGTATTGGGACTGGGGCTCCGGCTTACAAATTAGATGTAGCAGGAACTTCAAGATCGGATATGCACATATTCCGTTCTAACCAATCTGCTCCAACAGCTGATGCTTTTATATTTAGACCAGCCGATAATACTGTTGCTTTAGGTACTGCTAATACCGAAAGAATGCGAATTTCTTCAGCTGGTAACGTAGGTATTGGTAATACAAATCCTCAATTTCCTCTTCATGTAGGAAATGGTAGTTCATCCGAACAAATCATGATCCAAAGTGATGGGGGTGGTGCTACTCTTAGATTCTACGATTCTGTAAACGATTCTGGAGGTGATAGATATCAAATGATTGGTCATTTAGATACAACCTCTAAACTTCAATTTAGTGCTACTAGTTCTGGTGAAATAGCAATGTCTATAAACTCGGATGGTAGAATTGGAATGGGTACTACTAATCCAGCAGTTAAACTTACAGTAGCAGGCGCTATTTCATCTTCCGGAGCAACTTATGTAGGAGGTAATTTATCTGTAGGTACAACATACAATGGTTTTGCAGCAAACATTGCTGGTATAACTTACGTAATTGGAGGTAGTGTTTGGGTTCAGGATAGTTATGGATACGCTAATGCCTCTAGTACAAATACTGGATTCTTCCCTTCTTCAAGTACTGCTATATCTTTAAATTCTGGTGGTAATGTTAGACTGTTTATTGCTTCCGGTTCAGGTAACGTAGGTGTTGGTACTACTAGCCCAATCTATAAACTTCAAATCGCAGGATCAACTTACGTTAACGGAGGAACTATGTTCCTAGACTCTGGAGAATATATAAGATGGGGTAATAGTACCCAAGGTATTCGTGGGGTAAATGATACTTCATTAGAATTTGTAGTAGGATCATCTACACGAATGTATGTAAGTGCCTCTGGTAACATAGGTATTGGTACTACTAGCCCAGAAAGTATAGTACATATAGCTCAAGCTAATTCAGGAGGAAAAACAATTCTGTATATTGATAACAATGCAGGTTCAGCTTTAAATAATGAAGCCACAATTAAATTTTCTGTAGATAGTGGTGCTTCAGTATCAAATGGTGGAGCTGAGATATCAACTATAAACGTTAATGCTGGCAGCGGTAATTCAGATTTAACATTTAAAACCTTTAATTCAAGCACAGGACTTACAGAAAAATTAAGAATTACAAATAACGGTAACGTAGGCATTGGTCTTACTAACCCAGACACTAAATTAACAGTCGCAGGTTTAACTAATTCATATGGTAATGTATACGGATTTACAACCTTTAATAATGCAACCGGTGGAAGTGCAGGTTGGGTAGATTTTGGTAGATTATCTATACCTCAAGGAGGATATAATGCTTCTATTAATTTTTATGCTGGCACTGGTTATAATGCTGACAATAGTCAAAATGCATATGCTACTTTATTTATTAGAACTAGTAACGGATCATCAACAGATCCTAATGGATTTTATTTCTCAGCATTTGCCTCTAGATTTGGTAGATCTTCTAATTTCTTAACAGATATTAGAATTAAACCAACTGGAAGTAATGAATATCAAATTTACGGTTACACAGGAACATATTCAGGTGTAGGTTACTATAAAGTAGAAGGAGCAGGAATTAATTACACTCCAACCAATACGGCCTCATCAGATCCAGGATCTGGCTCTACAGCTTATGTAGTACCATTTGAATATAGAGTACTAGATAATACTACTGTAAGTTCTAATTTATATGTTAATGGTAATGTAGGTATTGGTACTACTGACCCTGCATACAAACTAGATGTTATAGGCACTGCCAGAATAGGACAAAATTCTAATAGTAGTACAGCTGCTTCTTTACAAATTACCGCAGGAGGTAATGGCTATGATTCCATTGTTGATTTTGGATATTGGGATAGTTTTGATGCTGGTATTTGGCATGTAGGTAGAAAAGGATCAACTGGTGCTTTCTTTATAAGTGATTATAGTAGTGGTCCTGAACTTAATAGGCTTACTATTACAACTGGAGGTAACGTAGGTATTGGCACAACATCCCCATCCCAACGCCTCCACGTCTCAGGCGCAATTGCAATTGAGGCCGAAAGCACAACAACAAAATATTCAACAACCTTTTCAGGTTCACTTACAACAAACACAAACATTGCTTCTGTTCCAACAGCATCCTTTAAAGCAGCATTCTTTGATTACTATGTTGCCTCGGGTTCAGTTAACATGAGAGCAGGAACGGTAATGTCAGTTCACAATAATTCAACCTCACGTTACACAGACACAAGTACCGGCGATATTGGAAACACCTCGGCAGTAGATTTCTCAACATCTATTGTAGCAGGTAGTCTAGTATTAACCGCAAACGTTTCTAGTGGAACTTGGGAAGTTAAAACATCTTACAGAGCGTTATAATATAAAAACAAAGTTACATGGCAACAGATTACGATTATATAATTAGAAAAGGAAATTTAGGGGTTGGTACCCCAAGCCCAGAAACAAAATTACAGGTATCTGGAGGTCCAATAACTTTAAAAGGGGGAAATCCTACGGATCAACAAATTATATATAACTTTGCACGAGAATATGTAAACGGTATTTACAATAGTAGTGGACATTTTAGACTTCAAGATAATTCACTTGGTGGAACTGTATACCAGTGGGATGGAAGTAATTTTTCATTCCCTAATGGTAATGTAGGTATTGGCACTACAAGTCCGGTATCTCATGCTCCAAGCAGAAAAACACTGGTTGTAGCTGATACAGTTAATGGAGCCAATGTAGAAATATGGGGTAATAATGGAGGTGGAAAGTCTATACTTCAAAGTGTAGGGGGAGATACTTATGTAGGTAATCTTGCTAACGGTAGCGGAACTGGAACTACATATATAACTTCTGGAAATGGAAATACATATACTACTTTTCTAGCTAATGGCAACGTAGGTATTGGTACCACCAGTCCATCTTCAAAACTAGAAGTCTATACAGCTACCGGAGATACAAAACTTTTAGTAACAACAACAGGTGGTAATAGTTACGTTCCGAGAATATCCCTAGATAAAAGAGGAGACTCAGCATGGAATATATCTTCCCCAGCAGGTGGGTTTAACTTTGCTATCGACCAAGATGGAAGTAATAAATTCTGGATAGCATCATCTACCGGAAATGTAGGTATTGGCACAACATCCCCAGGCGCTAAACTCCACGTATCAGGAGCAATATCAGCCTCTTCAATTAATTTTGGACAAGATACTTTAAATGTATATGATGCTGAAGACGCATGGTTTCCCGAAATTGATACTTCAAATAGTAATATAGGTACTGTAAACTATGGTACTCAAGAAGGAACATATACAAGAATAGGAGACGTAGTTCATGCTTGGTTCTATATTAGTGTATCTAGTATTGTTAGTGCTGGTACTGGAACTGCTGTAATTAAAACTTTACCATTTACCTCTGGTACACAAGTTACCTGGTTTAGTGGTGTTATAATTTCCGATGCAAGTCTTATAGTTGCCGGAGCCGCAGGAACACAAATAAAAGGGTATGTTAACGGAGCCGATGATACTATAGAATTAAATTTATATGATTCTGGAACAGGTGGATATGCTTATCGTTCAACAGCTACTTGGGATATAAACGGCGGCACAATTTCAGGATACGTAACTTATAAAGCTTCATAATGTATAGAATATTTATGCAATTTATCCCAGGTTTAGATGACATTTGGGTGGCACAATTGGAATCAGATGATCCAATCTATGATTATGATAATTACGAGGAAGCCGAGTTAAAAAAAGACGAGTTACAAGCTAACGATCCAACAGGAAGACAATACAAAGTAGAACAAATAGGATAGGACAATTGTCTTCTTTTTTAATATTTATAAATAAAAAGTATGGCAAATGTACCTATATGGCCTGGTTCATCATCATTTTTCCCTGGAGATACACCTTTTGGATTTTATGATAACCAATACGATTTCCAAGTTGATGCTGATAAAGTAGCAAAGTTCTGTGCTATTCGTTTAGGTTATCCTATCGAAAACGTAGAACTTCAAGCTGTAAACTTTTATACTGCTTTTGAAGAAGCAACCACTGTTTACGGTAACGAATTATACGCATATCAATTAAGAGACAACTATTTATCTTTAGAAGGTGTAACACAATCAATTGATGTTAACGACAGTATCATCACACCTTCAATGGCTAACATTGTTAGACTATCTCAACAGTATGGTGAAGAAGCAGGAGCTGGTGGTAACGTAACCTGGCTTAAAGGTCAATTAGCTCTTACAGCATCAATTCAACAATATGACCTAAAAGCATGGGCTATTGAAAACGGAATATCAGGCGGTATAGAAATTAAAAACGTTTGGTACCAACCACCCCCAGCAATCAATCAATTGTACTCTCCTTACATGTTAGGTAATGGAGGAGGAGCTGGTTTAGGAGGTGTTCCTGCAGCTGGTGTTTATGGATTTGGATACGGCTACGCAAACTACTTGATGATGCCTACAAGTTACACTATGCAAAACATTCAAGCAATTGAAATGCAGAATACTGTAACTTTATCCAACTATACCTTTAATATTATAAACAATATTATAACAGTATTCCCTATACCAGGTACTGGAATGGGTGATGGAGATTTTGATGGAGCAGATGGTTTAGGATACGGTGAATATTTAGTATTTGATTTTATTAAAGTAGAAGATAGATTAAATTCTGCTGTAACAAATGGTATAGGTAAAATTTCAAACGCCTCAAACGTACCATACACAAACCCTAACTACAACGACATTAACTCTGTAGGTAGATCTTGGATATTTGAGTATACTTTAGCATTATCTAAAGAAATGTTAGGTTATACTCGAAACAAATATTCAACCATACCAATTCCAGGAGCAGAAGTAACATTAAATGGTGATACATTAATTGCTGCTGCAACCTCAGAAAAAGATAATTTAATAACACGATTAAGAGATTACTTTGATTCAACTTCTCGACAAGCTTTACTTGAAAGAAGATCAGCAGAATCTAATGCTAGACAAAATGAATTGAATCAATCACCAATGACAATCTTTATAGGATAATGGCACTATTTGGACAAGCAAGAGATATTTCAATGTTTAGATACATCAACCGAGAGTTGATGCAAAACATTATTTCTCAGCAAGTAGTATTTTATAAAGTAAACCTTACCGAAACCAAAACAAACATGTATGGTGAGGCAAATATGGGTAGAGTGTTCCAACAACCTTTACTAATATATGCTTTAATCGAAACCAGTGCATTTGAAAACCCAGTTGATGATTTTGGTGTAGATTTTAAATGGTCTGTAACATATAAGTTTTTAAGAGACGATTTAGTTGACGCTAATGTTCAACCTGAGGTAGGTGATTTTATAATGTTCCAAAATGGATATTGGGAGATTGATAATGTAAACACAAGTCAATTCTTTGTTGGTAAAGATCCTGCGTATCCTTATACTGATGCTAATAACGTTAACCCATTAGAAACCGACTTAAACGAATTTGGTTACAATGTAAGTGTAATTTGTAACGCTCACTATGTACCTGCAGATCGTGTTGGTATTGTTAATCAAAGAATATAATGGCTACTAGAAAACCAACTCCAAAAACTCAAAAAGAGATAAGCTTATCTCAACATAAGGCAACTGCACCTGAATGGGGAAATCCAAACGATAGAGTAAAACCAAATCGTTCGCAACAAGTATCTTGGAAAGGAGATGATGTAAAACCATTTAGCGTTGGTATTCAAGATATTGATGAGGCAGTATTTTACTACTTTAATGAAGTAATTAAACCTTCAGTACTACAAAACGGCGAACGTTTAGCAGTCCCAGTAATTTATGGTTCTCCTGAAAAATGGAAATCATATCAGCGAGATGGATTTTACCGAGACATAAAAGGTAAAATTATGGCACCTCTAATCATGTTTAAGAGAACAGATATTACAAAAAATAGAAGTATCACAAACAAATTAGATGCCAATAACCCAAACAACTATAGTGTTTCTAAAAAAAGCTATGATGCTAGAAACGAATATAGTCAATTCAACGTATTAAACAACAAAATCCCTGAAATTCAATACTATGCCACGGTTGTGCCTGATTATGTAACTATAACGTATACATGCGCGGCATTTACGTACTATGTTGAGCAACTTAACAAAATAGTTGAAGCAATTGAATATGCCTCTGATGCTTACTGGGGTAATCCTGAACGATACCAATTTAAAACAATGATTGATTCTTTTGGTTTCCAAACTGAACTAACAAATAACGACGAACGTATAATAAGAAGTACATTCGATTTAAGAATAAACGGATACATTATCCCTGATACACTACAGAAAGATGTAACCGCAATATCTAAATTCTCTAATACAACACAAGTATTGATATCAGAAACTACTGTAAATAAGCTGCCTTAACAGTTTTATCAATATAAGTTTTAATATTTATAAGAAACGTTTTTAAGGCATGGCTGAAAACAGGTACAGTGGTAATAATCGATTAGACAACCCAAACCAAGGTAGGGGTTTCTTTGATAGATCACTTGGCTTTAACAAATATAACTTACCTATCGTAACACAAGGATGGGAGGG